GAGAACGGTCACATTACGCTTAACAAAGGTGATTGGAATATACAATTCATGGACGAGTTGTTTCAGTTCCCTAACCACTTAGTACACGATGACACTATTGACTCACTTGCTTATATAGATCAACTGGCTAACGTAGCTTACGATTGGGGCTACCAAATAGAAGACTACGCAGAATCTCTAGACTCTTACACAGGATATTAATATGTACGACTATAACGAAGATACTGACAATCTGCTTGATGAGAGCCTAGAAGATTGGGTTATGTACAAGGTTAATGATTGGCGTGATTATTACGAAAGTAACTATGACGTTAAGTTTAACGAATACTATCGTCTGTGGCGTGGTATTTGGTCAGATGAAGACAAGACTCGTGAAAGTGAGCGTAGCAAGATTGTAGCTCCTGCTCTACTGCAAGCTGTTGAGAACAACGTCGCTGATATTGAAGAAGCTACGTTTGGTCGTGGTAAGTTCTTTGACATAGAAGATGACATGGGCGATACAGAGCGTGGTGACGTTCGTTTCCTACGTGAAGCCTTATCAAAAGAGTTCTCTAAGAACAAGATTAGAAAAGCTGTAGGTGAGTGTCTAATTAACGCTGCTGTCTACGGAACAGGCATTGGCGAGATTGTACTAGAAAAGAAAAAAGAGATGGTTCCGGCAACAGAGCCAGTAATGGACGGCGCTATGACAGCTGTAGGCGTTAACGTCCGTGACCGCACTGTGGTTAAACTGCGTCCTGTACAGCCACAAAACTTTCTTATAGACCCTGTAGCAACAGACATTGAGTCTGCTGTAGGTGTGGCTATTGACGAGTTTGTCTCTACGCACATGGTAGAGCAGCTGCAAGAAGAAGGTGTTTACAAGGAGTGTTACATTGGTCGTGCAGCGCCTGACCTTGATATAGAGCCTGACGAAGAGTTGTGGCAGCAGCCAGAAGACAAAGTTAGGTTAACTAAGTACTACGGATTAGTACCACGTCAATTGCTAGAGAATGCCTTTGATCCTGAAGATGAAATGGTTAACTTTGACAGTGACGAAGATGACGAAGGTCGTGACAGCTACTATGTAGAAGCTATTGTTGTTATTGCTAACGGCGGTAAGCTGCTAAAGGCAGAAGCGTCTCCGTACATGATGGAAGACCGTCCTGTTGTAGCATTCCCTTGGGACGTTGTACCTAATCGTTTCTGGGGCATGGGCGTGTGTGAGAAAGGCTTTAACAGCCAAAAGGCGTTAGATGCTGAACTACGCGCTCGTATTGACGCTTTAGCCCTCACTGTACATCCTATGCTTGCTATGGACGCTACTAGAATGCCTCGTGGTACTAAACCAGAGGTTAAAGCAGGTAAACTGATACTAACAAACGGTAACCCTGCTGAAGTATTGCATCCATTTAACTTCGGACAAGTCAGTCAGATTACGTTTGCACAGGCAGACTCGCTACAACGCATGGTACAGGCTGCTACAGGCAGTGTAGACACAGCTCAACAAGCTATGAATGGTGGCGGTACAACGTCAGCAGGCAGCTCTATGAGTCTTGGAGGAGTAATTAAGCGTCAAAAGCGCACATTAGTTAACTTCCAAGAGTCATTTTTGATGCCTTTCGTTGAAAAAGCTGCTTGGCGTTATATGCAGTTCGAGCCTGAGCTGTTCCCTGTCAATGATTACAAGTTTATAGCCACTAGTACGCTAGGTATTGTTGCGCGTGAGTACGAAGTAGCCCAGTTAGTACAGTTGCTACAGACTATGCCGCAAGATAGCCCTGTGTATCCTGTTATCCTGCAATCTATTATTGATAACATGAACATAACTAACCGTGAAGACCTGATAGAGACTATGGTACAGGCTCAACAGCCTAATCCAGAGCAACAGCAGATGCAACAGGCTATGGCAGAAGAAGATAGAGCCTTTAAGAACAGCCAGACAGCCGCTCTGTCAGCACAAGCTAACGAATCTAACGCTAGAGCGCAAAAGATAGCACTAGAAGCTCGTGGCATCCCTGTAGAGCTTGAGACAGACCGTATCAAAGCTGTAGCCTCTAGTGTGTCAGCAACTGAAGACGATAAAGACTTTGAAAAGCGTATGAAACTAGCAAGTTTGGCGCTTGATGAGAAGAAACTAGGGCTAGAGGTAGCCAAGGAGAACCAACGTGGTCAGCAATAAAGAGCTAGAGAGTGTGGTAGAGCAAGTAAATGCAGCCTATAGCCGTATGGAAAAGCGTATAGCAGCTCTTGAAGAGGCTCTGGCAGCAGCTAAACCTGCTAAGAAAGAAAGCTCAAAAAAGACTTGACATTTGACTGACTTTATGGTATAGTCCGGCGCTATATCACATACGCCATGTGAAGTCAAGCATTATTGTCCTAACGAGGGAAAACAATATGAATCAGGCAGATGTACTACATTACGAGCAGATACAAGATATGCTGCTTACAGACGGTTGGAAGAATGTACACAAAGAAATTAGCATTCTTACAGACGCAATAGAGGGCATAGATGCCGTTAGTAGCATTGAAGACCTTTATTATAAGAAGGGACAGCTGAACATAGCAAATCTAATACTGAACTTGCCACATACGGTAGATTCAACTTTAGATGTCCTTAAAGAGGAAGCGCAGGATGACTAGGCGTATCTATGAATTTCTCTGCCCAGACCAACACGTCACTGAGCGCTTTATTGACGAAGAGGTAAGGGAAACAGAGTGTTCTACCTGCGATCAAACAGCGACTAAGATGATTTCCGCTGTTCAATGCACACTAGACCCTATATCAGGACATTTTCCGGGGTCTACTATGAAGTGGGCAAAGAATAGAGAAGATCAAATTAGACGCGAAAAACGTGAGGACAACTCGTAAGAGCCTCACAAGTCCATCAATCTCCATAATGATTTAATCACGGAGTTTTAATAATGGCTACACTGATAGATGAAGAAATAGGACGACAAGAAGACGACAACGTAGAACAGTTAGACGCACTAGCCTCGGAAGAGCAACCTAGTGAAGAAGACAACGTACCGGACAAGTATCGCAACAAGAGTGCTGCTGAGCTTGTACAAATGCACCAAGAGGCTGAGCGTATGCTTGGTCGTCAGAGTGGTGAGGTAGGTGAGCTACGTAAGGTTGTTGATGAGTTTGTAATGTCACAATCCTCAAGTAAAGAAGAACCTGTAGACGAAGAGATTGATTACTTTTCTGATCCTGAAAAGGCAATACAGAAAGCAATAGACAATCACCCTGCTGTCCGAGAAGCTCAAAGAACTTCTACGGATATGAAGAAGTCAAGCGCACAAGCTATGTTAAAGGATAAACACCCTGACATGGCTGAAGTGTTGCAAGACTCTGCTTTTGTTAATTGGGTTGGTGAAAGTTCGTTTAGAACTAAACTGTTGCAACAAGCTGATCGAAACTTTGATTATGAAGCAGCTGACGAGATATTCAGTCTGTGGAAAGATCGTAAAGCATTGATTGGTCAAACTGTAAATGCTGAGAAGTCTAGTAGAAATGCTACCGTTAAGAGTGCATCTACCGGAGGAGCTTCAGGAACGCAGACAAATAGTAAGAAAATCTTTAGGCGTGCAGACATTATTAAACTAATGAAAAACGACCCTGATAGATATTCAGCCATGTCAGATGAAATAATGGTGGCTTATCAAGAGGGGCGCGTCAAATGATTAAATAACTAAGGAAGAAATAAGATGACTAATTCAGTATATCCACTACAAGGCGGTGTTGTAAATAACACCAAAGCAGCAACATTTATTCCAGAGATTTGGAGTGATGAGGTACGTGCAGCGTATGAGAAGAGTCTCGTACTTGCTAACCTAGTTAAGAAGATGGGCATGACAGGCAAGAAAGGCGATACTATCAATATCCCTGCTCCTGTTCGTGGCGAAGCTGTAGCTAAGACTTCAGGCACTGCCGTTAGTATCCAAGGCAACACTGAAGGCAACGTACCTGTACTCATTGACAAGCACTTCGAGTATTCACGTCTCATTGAAGACATTACTGAAGTACAGGCTTTGTCTAGCTTGCGTCAGTTCTACACTGGTGATGCGGGTTATGCGCTTGCTCGTCAAGTAGACACTGATCTACACGCACTTGCAAAAGACTTAGGTAACGGCGCAGACTCTTACGTCAACACAGCTTCGTTCTATTGTGATGCGACTACAGGTCTTACTGCTTTTGCTGAAGATACAGTTACAACAGCAGATGTCTTTACTGATATTTGTTTCCGTGACTTAATTCAAAAGATGGACGATGCAGATGTTCCTTTTGATAACCGTTGCTTTGTAATACCACCTTCATTGCGTAATGCAATTATGGGTGTTGAGCGCTATGTTTCTTCTGACTTTGTTAGCGGAAAGCCTGTAGAGAATGGCAAGATTGGTAACTTGTACGGCATTGACGTATTTGTATCTACCAACTGCGCTGTTTCTGAAGCAGCAGGTGACAACTCAGCGGGTGGCGAAATCAAAGCTGCATTGCTCCTCCACAAAGACACGTTCGTGTTAGCGGAGCAGATGGGTGTTCGTTCGCAGACGCAGTACAAGCAAGAGTGGCTTGCCAACTTGTATACTGCCGATCAGCTGTACGGTGTTAAAGCACTCCGTCCTGATTCTGCATTCATCATGAACGTAAATGCCTAGATAGGAGTTGGGGAGGCAGTTCTTCGGAGCTGTCTCTCCTTTTCTTTATGAGTAAAAAAGACCCTAGAATGACCAAATTAGGTGTAAGTGGGTATAACAAGCCCAAACGTACCCCTAACCACCCTACAAAGAGCCATGTTGTATTGGCTAAAGAAGGCGACACAGTTAAGACCATACGCTTTGGTCAACAAGGTGTCTCAGGCGCGGGGAAGAACCCAACAACAGCAGCAGAGAAGGCAAGGCGTAAGTCCTTTAAAGCTCGCCATGCTAAGAACATAGCAAAAGGCAAAACATCAGCGGCCTACTGGGCTAATAAAGAAAAGTGGTAACTAACAGGACATAGACATGACAGTCATAGTAACCAAGAACAGCTCAACAGCCTCATCCGTCCCAACTACAAGTGACTTGGTTCAGGGCGAACTCGCTGTCAACGTCACAGACAAACGAATCTTCACAGAGAACGCTTCTACTGCTATTGTAGAACTAGGTACTAATCCTTCTACCATCACAACCACTACTGCGACTGTATCCGGTACTCTAACCGCCAACGGCACGTTTGCTTCTAGCAACGCAGTCGTCACTGGCGGCTCAATCAACTCTACGCCCATTGGTGCGACTACCCCATCAACAGTAAGGGGTAGTACAGTAACGGCCACCACGGGCTTCGTTGGCGGTCTGACAGGCAATGTAGTCGGTAACGTCACAGGAAACGTCACTGGCAACGTAACTGGTAACGTCACAGGCGATCTGACAGGTAATGTCACAGCCTCTACAGGTACGTCTACAGTTAACAACCTAGTCGTTAACGGCACAGTAGACTTTACAAACACACGCCTTACTGACGTAGCTGAGCCTGTTGCAAGCTCTGACGCAGCCACTAAGAACTACGTTGACACATCTATCGCTGCTGTCATTGATGGCGCACCTGCTGCACTAGACACTCTCAACGAGCTAGCTGCTGCACTGAACGATGATGCATCTTTCCACACTACAGTCACCAATGCTCTGACAGGTAAGCTAGCTCTGTCTGGCGGCACTATGACAGGCCAACTGTCGTTAGGTGCTAATAAGATTGTTAGTGTTGCTGATCCTACCCTTGCGCAAGATGTAGCTACTAAAGCCTACGTTGACGCAGCAGACACCACAGGACTCCCACTTGCGGGTGGTACGATGTCCGGTGCTATTGCAATGGGTACTAACAAGATCACAGGGATGGGTGATCCTACTGCCGCACAAGACGCAGCAACTAAAGCCTACACAGACTCTATCCTTGGATCAGCTACATCAGCAGCAGACTCAGCCGCAGCAGCAGCTACTTCAGCTTCTAACGCTTCTACTTCGGCTTCAAATGCATCTAGTTCTGCTACAGCAGCGTCAGGGTCAGAAACAGCAGCCGCTCTGTCAGCTACCAACGCTGCCGCTAGTTACGACTCTTTTGATGATCGTTACCTTGGCGCTAAAGCCTCTGACCCTACTGTAGACAATGACGGTGACGCACTGATTGCAGGTGCGACATACTTCAACACCACCGTTGACTCAATGAAGGTTTACAGTGGTTCAGCGTGGTCTGACGTAGCACCTGTAGCAACATCTGTAACTTTATCTCAGGTAACAGACTTCCCAACACAGTCAGGACAGTCAGGCAAGTATCTAACTACCAACGGCACTGTACCAAACTGGGCGACTCTAACAACAGACCCGACACTTGGCACGCTAACCAAGACCTTCACAAACGGCGAGGTTGCATCAATCTCACTGACTAGCTCTGTGCTTGCGCCTGTCGTTTCTGTGACTAAAGAAGTCCCACAGTCAGGCACGACTAACAACTCTTGGGATGTTAATTCGACTACAGAGAATTACACGCGATTGGATAGTGCTGCGGCGACTACGTTGGATTGGTCTGGCTTTACGACTAATGCAACATTTGTAGATAGTTTTAGTGTTGCAGGTCAAGAGACAAGCCCGCTAGGACTAGCTTTCAATACTGACGGAACTAAGATGTTTGTGACAGGAGGGGCAGGACAAGATGTAAACGAATATACATTATCAGCCGGCTTTGATGTCTCAACGTCAACCTTTGTAGACAGCTATAATGTATCAGCTCAAGTGGGAGCGCCTTACGGACTTACATTTAATACTGACGGAACTAAGATGTATGTTGTAGATTTCGTTGGAGGCAAAGACGTAAACGAATATACCCTGTCTACGGGATTTGATGTCTCAACTTCGTCTTTTTCTCAAAGTTTTTCTGTCTCTAGTCAAATCGCAAACCCTGTGGGTATAGATTTTAATACAGACGGCACTAAAATGTTTGTTATCGGCAATAGCGGGGTTTATGAGTATACGCTTTCCACAGGTTTTAATGTGTCTACATCAACCTACTCCCAAACTTTTTCTGTAGCCTCTCAAGAATCAAGCCCAACAGGCGTTGTTTTTAATTCTGATGGTACAAAAATGATGATAAACGGAACGGCCAATAATTCTGTTTTCTTGTACGAGCTATCAACAGGCTTTGACGTAAGCACTTCTGTCTATTCTTCGTCTTTTTCTTATTCGGCACAAGAAACTGCTTCTTATGGTTTGGCTGTCAATCAAGATGGGACGAAGCTATTTGTTTCCGGCACTACTGGGGACGATATAAACGAATACACAATGCCACTAACCTTAGCACTCGGCACAGGCTCATTTGCCTCAGCAGACGTAGGCAAGACCATTGAAGCTAACTCAGGTGCGTTTGTCTTAACAGCCACAGACGGTAGCTATGTAGAAACCACAGCGCCTACATCATTCAATCAAGTCGCGTCAGGCTCTTGGGAGATGTACGGCGTTGTCTATAATGCTACTGATGGCGACTTGGAGATTAGTGGTGTAACTACAGGCCAGTTTGATATTTCTACCGCTGCGTATTCTCAAAACTTTTACGTTGGCACTCAAGAAAGTACACCGCAAGGAGTGACGTTTAACACTAACGGCACAAAAATGTATGTTATTGGCACTGTTCATAACACTGTAAAAGAATACGAACTTTCTGTGGGCTTTGATGTGTCTACTGCTGTTTACGCAAGAGACTTTGATGTCAGCGCACAAGAGACTAGCCCACGCGATATAGCCTTTAATACCGATGGCACAAAGATGTTTATTACTGGTCAAACAGGAGATGACGTAAACGAGTATGCTTTATCTACAGGATTTGATGTTACGACAGCATCATATACAACTGCTTACGGTGTGGGGGGGCAAGAAAGTGAACCGCAAGGAGTGACGTTCAGCACTGACGGCACAAAAATGTATATTGTAGGAACTGGAAACAATACGGTATTTCAGTACACTCTTACAACAGCATTCAGTGTTGCAGCGGGAACATATACGGCATCTTTCTCTGTAAGCTCGCAACATTCTGCCGCTCAATCAGTAAGATTTAATCCAGACGGAACTAAAATGTATGTTGTTGGTTACAATACCGATAACGTAAGCGAGTACAATCTTACAACAGGGTTTCTTATTACAACTGCATCTTTTTCGCAATCGTTTTCAGTTGCAGCACAAGAAATATTGCCATCAGGATTAGCATTTAATGCTGAAGGAACAAAGATGTATGTCGTTGGTTGGAATGGTGATTATGTAAGTGAATACGACATAGGCTCACAAGCCTTCGCAACAGGCTACCAACCAGTACACACAACAACCTCAATAGACTCTACCTACTGGACAGACATCAACTCAATGACAGCAGACCAAGCCGCAGGTGACGGCAATGTCTACTACGCTATCTCTACAGACGACCGTACAACGTGGACTGTTATAGATAACACAGATGGCGAGAGAGACATTGTTCGTAACAACGCAGGTACTTGGCAGTACAACTCTAACGCTACATACGCTTCGCAGACTTGGGTAAACGGTACGACTAACACAGAGTTAGCTACGATTGCTGAGTCAATGGAAAGTGCTAGTGCAATAGTTAATGGCTACAATGTTTCTACAGCTAGTTTTACTAATGCATTTAGCGTAAGTGGACAAGAAACTGACCCATTTGGTGCAGCATTTAATGCTACTGGCACGAAACTTTTTGTCGTAGGCACTCAAAATTCTGAGATTTTCCAATACACTCTTTCGACCGCATTTGATATTTCAAGTGCAAGCTATGATAACGTCAACAAGAATGTTTATCCTCAAGCAACTCAACCTAGAGATATAGTATTCAACAGTGATGGAACTAGAATGTTTATAGTTTCAGACACAACAAATGTTCGATTTGTATATCAATATAATTTATCTACAGGCTTTGACGTAGCTAACGCATCATACAGTGGTTATAGCTACAATCTTGCTTCTCAAGATTCAGCTCCCTACGCCATAGCCTTTAACAACGATGGCACTAATTTTTTCTTTTTAGGAAATGCAACTCAGACCGTCTACAAATATACGCTATCAACTGGTTTTGATTTAAACTCAACAATTACACAGGTTCAAAGTTTTAGCGTATCAAGTCAAGAAGCCAATCCGAAAGGATTTACATTCAATGATGACGGAACAAAAATGTATATTTGTGGCACTATCGGCACTTCAGTGTATGAATATACTTTAACTACGGCTTTTGATCTTTCAACTGCATCTTACACGCAAGCATTTTCAGTATCTTCACAAGATGTCAATCCGGTAGGTATTGTATTTAATAATAACGGTTCTAGAATGTATATTGTTGGATTAGCAGGTCAGGATATTAATGAATACACTCTAGGCTCAATAGGCTACGCAAACCAGATGAACAAGGCTCAACTAGACGCAGTTACTGACCCGAACCACATAGCTCTCAGCAATGACTTTGATCTGTCCATTATCTTGAACATGACCAGTGGTACGACAGTGCCTTCTTCAAACGGTGTAGCGATTAACTACGATGCTAACATCTTGAACAAAGGTGCTGTCTTAGGTACTGACTATGACTTCGATGCTCCTGCTCAGAACAAGGTCAGGATTACAGCGTTGGCAGGGAATAACTTGAAAGTTCGAGTAGTGTAAATGATTGAAATCGGACTAGCCTTGGGGGCTGCTAAGAAAGCCTTCGATCTAATTCAGTCAGCCATCGACACAGGTCAGCAAGCTAGTGGCCTGTTAGATCAGCTTGGTAATTTCTACGATGCTAAAGAGAAAGTCCTCGAAGCTAAGGAAGAACATAAGCGCAAGCCTAATGGTTCTTACGGCGAAGAGTCAGTAGAGTCCTACGCTCTTAAAATTATCCAAGCAGAGATTGCCT